ACAATATTAAAATTATTTAATAGATAATGAAAATATCTAATATGATCTTTCATATTAGCTCCAGATAAAGCATAGCTATGCACAACGGTGCCAAATTGTTTTTCTTTATTTAATTTAATGACCTGTATAGCAAAGTCGTCAGAACTTTCGCTTTCTGCCCAACTTGGGTCAAATGCTAGTAAATAATCTTCTCCAGGCTCTCCAGCAATTTCTATAGATGGATTTTCTCCGTCTGGAATTGTACACTCAGCCATTTTAGAAATTTTAAAATATCCACTGCTATCATCAGTAAATTTTGCACCAAACTCACGATCAAACTGAGACTCACTCATTGTTGCTTTAGCTTGGTTAATTAGATTTTGATCATATAATTGTTTTGGGGCGCAGTCGTATGAAAATTGCATGATTGTTCTATGCGCAGTATCTTTTGAATTTTGATTAAATATTAAATTTTCAAATTGACTATATAATTTATACATATACTCAAATTTATAAGATGCAGAAGAAAGAGCTATAAGTTTATTATTTGGCCAAACATGCCTTTCTTCTTCATTCATCTTTCCTTGATTAATTAAATCTGTTTCTAAATTATATAAATCTTCTCTCTGTGTTGGATTTTCTACTACAGATAAAAATGGAACAATAACCTCATTATAGATTCTTTCTGGCATGAGTAAAAATTCATCAATAATAATTCTGTGAAAACGAAAACCACGTAATTTTTCACCATCACCCAAAGGTAAGGCGCGTATTCTTGAGCTGCCAATTTCTAGCAGCCACTCATCATTACTTTTACTTTTTTTAGTAATACATTGTGCAAATAAAGCTGCCTCAGGTTTAGCTGCAATATCTTCTATCTTTTTGAAAATCATTTTTGCCTGCCTAAATGATTTAGATAAAATTCCTATTTCAACTCCTTGATTTAACGTCGCATCAAGCGCAGCAAAAATCGCTGTAGTAAAAGATTTTGACATACCGCGAGACCATACTCCCATAAAATAATCTGTCTCAAACATAGCCTTGACAGACATATGCTGAAAGGGAAATAGTTTAATGCCCATCATTAAATCTGCAGCGAAAGTTATATTTTCTCGCAAGAATTTATAAAGATAAATTTTAGCTTCCTTTTCGTCTAAAAAGCCTAAATCACCCTCTAATAGTTCTTTGTTTATATCGCGAGTTTTGCTGAGTCTTCTTTTTTGATTGCCTTCTTGCCAAGCCATAATTTTTTATGTCTATATGGTATTGTAAGTCACAGTACCATATTTTTCTTCCAAAATATAAAATTCTTTGTATTAAATCCATTGAAGAAGTTCTATTACCAGAAAATACAAACTGACATGTTTCTGGGAACTCATGGCATAATGCTTTCATATTATGAAAAATAAATTTTAAATTTGCAGGATGTGGAGAAAAGTGGTTTTGCTTTTTAATTTTTTGTATGCTGCTATCTACAACAATAAAAATATAGCTATCCATTGCTTTTGCTCTTGCCATCTCTTTTCTAAAGCGGGGGAAATTATAAGACATTGTAGATTTAAAGTCTGATTCACTTTTTCTTTCTACAAACGTATAATCATATTTATCACCACTTGCAGTATAATCCGCAAAATCTAATGCAAATTTTTTTGTATTTTCAAAAGGTAGTGGATTATTTTCACGAGTGTCAATTACTATTTGTAGTTCTTTAAATTCTTCTTGTTTAAAAAAATCTTCGTCTATATTTCTATATAACATTGGTCGTAAGCCAACCTGACTACAAGCGTTAGAGTAACTTGTAAAAAACTTTTTATAAATATCAATTGTTGGTAAATCACTTAATAGTAATTCTAGATGTGTTGGGCCAAACTTTAATTCTTTTTGTTCTACTCTTTCTTTTAACTTTTTTAATATATATTTTTTGACATCAGAAGCGTTTGAATGATGGCACCATTTTAAAAGTTGGCTGTATGTAGAGAAGTCTTTTGTGAAATAATCTTTTTTATTTTTAAAAGGTAAAAGATCTCCAGTAAGTAAATTTTTTCTTGGAAAATGCTTAGTATAATAATCTGCTAAAGTCATATCATGACCTTTTAGATGGCGATGAAGTGCAGCTTCAGAGCTAAAATCTTTATTACATTCTTTACAATTAAATAACGTCATCTTTTTGTACTCCTAGAACTCTTGACTTCCATTCTCCCATAGACTCCATTTCATTAGCTTCTTTACGCACAACTTTTTTTTGCATTTCTGCCATTTTAACCATAATATTTCTTTCTTGTTCTTCTTGAAAAAGTTGAACAATATTTAAAATACTAGCATTTTGTTGATTTCTTGATGCTACACGTTTCGCGCGGTCACCATTCAATTTAGTAATCAATTTGTCCATGCGTGAAGCGCATTGATTATATTCTTCACTTTTAGTTTTTAAGATTTCAGTTAATCGAATAGTAAATTCTTGTTGGTCTTGAGCGTCATCAAACATTAAATTTAATTTTGCTTTTTGCTGCTCAATATGTTTTAAATTAATATAGTCCATACATACATTAATATACAAGTTAATTTCATCAGATGTTAAGTCTGGCTTATCCCAAACACATCTTACAAATTCAGCTTCAAACAATTCTCGATCTTCTTGTGAAGTATAACTATTAATTACTTGTAAAAATCTTGGGCTAGATAAAGAAGTCATTAAAGTTTCTGCAGATTTTCTATCTTGCATTTGTAATTTATTTTCATCTAAATCTTTCCCAGCAAAATCATTTATTTTTTTGATTGATCTTGATATAGCCTTTGGCGGACTATACTTTGTGCCAACTGCACTTTCTTCTGTTCTAACAAAATCTGGATGATGATTTTTAATATAATCTGCAACAACTCTTTGTTCTTTTGAAAGCTTTTTAATTTCTTTATTTGGCCATAATAATTCTGCCAACTGTATACTTGACATATCTTGACCAGCATGAGAATTTAAAAACTCTTTTTCTTCATCTGTCAAAACTATTTCTTCAACCTTTGAGTGTTTAGAAGTCTGATAGTTCAAGCCTTGATCGACCATAAACTTCCTGATGGAACGTCCAATTTTACTTCTACCGTCAATATTATCGTCACCCGATACTATTTGAGTTAGCCGCGTTAAGTCTGGTATAGATTTATAGTTTTCTGCAATTAACTTTTTTTGTTCTTCGGTTAATTCACTCATTTGTTATTATAATGTCTTTCTCCTTAATAATCAAAATAGCTTTTTCTTTAAACATTTTTTTTAAGTTTTTAATTTGCTTGTATCCAGCTTTTCTGTTTTTTTCATTAGTGGTATAACCAAGATCTTTTGCAACTTCATCTTCTGGCAAATTCTTAATAAACAAATCTTCATAAACTTTATAATGTTTTGTATTTAAGATTAATTTCATTTCAATATGCAACTTTTTTATTGAGTCTCCAAAATTAAATTCTGTCCTAGAAATAGAAAAGACTTCTTGTTGATGGTTTTCAAGTGCTAATGGCAGTTTTATATCATAAGCATGCTTTTTACTTTTTTCCCATTTTGCATATAACTTACATTCAGAAGACTGCTTTTTACTCGCGGTAAATGAACAGCTATTTTCACCACCACCTTCTTCTTCTGATTCGTTAAATGGACAATTTAAACATGGGCGCGCAAAATTACTATAATGGTTTCTTAAAATATTTTTAAGTTGATTAGAAATTATTTTATTAACCCATGGCTCAAGATTTCTTGATTGATCCCATTGATCCCACTTTTTAAAAATGTGAAATCTTATAATTTGTTCAACGTCTTCAAAATCAAACCATGCAAGCGCATTTAAGTGCCATTTATGCTTTCTTTTTTGAAGCTCACAATCAATTACATTAACCTTGTCTTCATATGTGTATCTTTTTTTAGAAGACATTTACTAATCATCTGAATTAATATTGCGAGCACTCTGGCACTCCCTCATGGTTTCCGCTTCTATTTCCTTTGCGGTCATAGTTTTTGAAGCTTTTGCGGATTTCAAAGGTCTATTGCTTTCAGATGAAGGATCTTTTGAATTAATTAATTGACCAATTGTTGAGTTATTATTTTGACCAACATCAATTGAATATTCAAATTTTGAAATACTTGGGATGTCTGCTTGATCTTCTAAATTAGCTTTTGCTGATTGTAGTTCAGGTTGTGATGTGTGTGCTGCCGTTGCCTGGTTAAGTGATTGGCCGCAACCGCCACAAAATTTTGCCTCGTTTAAAGTGTAAACGTTTTTAAAACCACATTGTGTACAGTATCTAAATGGCATATTTTATTTTATATATTTTTTAAAATATTTCTAACTTGAACGTTTAGTATTTACACTTTTATTTTGTTTTGTTACTCTTTTTTTTACAGCAGATGATATTTGTTGTAGTTTTTCAAGTTTTCCTACAATAAATTTAAGTATCTCACTTCTAACAATATCTTCTTTATAAAAGTCAAAACAATATATACCTTTATCATTAGATTCTTGATCATTAAATAAATTCGAAATATTATTAAATCCGCTTTTGCCATTAATATCGCTTTGCATAGGATCTCCGCAAATAAATAATTTACTATT